AATGTAAGATACTATACATTAAAACCATGGATGTCTTTTATGGATGATACACAAGAACTAGTGGCTCTTAATTCTGTGCACATTGTAGGAGAATGTAAACCATCTGAAACAATCATGATCCATTACGCAGCAGCTCTTGCAGACGCAGATAAATACAATAAGGTAAGACAAGCTGGATTAAGTCTAAAAGAAATAGAAGAAAAGCTAAAAGAATTATCAGACGAAGAAATGGACGCATTTATTTCAGCTAAATTTGACGAAATTGAAAAAGATTCTGATACAGCAAATGTCATTCAATTTAAACCAAAAGGCACATTACATTGAGTTTTTTAATCCATCCATTACCACCTGAAAACGTATTTGTTCGCAAAGAATATTTGTATGATCTAGAACATGGTCATGGTGAATTAACACCTGGTATATGGATCTCTGTTAAATCAACACAATATAAGGCGCTATACTTTGAAACACTTCTTACAGAATATGGAGCACTCTATGATAAACTTCCTCTCTCCGCATTCGTTTGGAAAACAGATCATGGTGATCTTCCTCTTGATGTTTTGCAGCTTTGGGATTGCTTTGATTACGACTTAACAGTTGTAGAAAAACCTATCCTAAGTAGGTGTGAGTTTTTCGGAAAAGACAAGCAGATGCACGCTGGGGAGTATATGTTCACAATAGACAATGCTCATCGTGACAAATCGACAATAGACATAAATTTTTCTGAACACGACCCCGAACATAAAAGCTTTAATATTATACAATTGGATAATGGACAATTTGCGGCTCAACCTAACAATAGAGTATTATTTAGAGATTCTAGTCTGACATTACCAGATCTAAAACAACCAGATTTTAAAGTATGTACTCAAAACTATAGAGTAGAAACCGAACCTAAATGGTCGGTTGGACATACAGACGAATGGCAATACAAAACCCTTGATGGAAATTAAGTACTACTGCCTCCCGGAAAACTTTATAGTTTATTATATACTATCTGGCAGAAAAGTACACACTTATATTTTCCTCTAAAAATAAAATTATACTATGTACAAATACGACTGACTAGTATATAATTACTATAATATGAAAGGAAGCGATATGGCAAGAACTAAACGCGCTAGCATACATTACGTAAATAATGCTGAATTCTCACAGGCTGTAGTCGACTATGTTACTACTGTAAGAGAAGCTAAGGCAAAAGACGAAAAACTCCCTATTGTAACTGATTACATTGCCAGCTGTTTCTTACGAATTGCTGAAGGGCTGTCTCATAAATCTAATTTTATTCGCTATACTTATCGTGAAGAGATGGTTATGGATGCAGTTGAAAATTGTTTAAAAGCAATTGAAAATTACAACCTCGAAGCGGCAACAAGAACTGGCAAACCAAATGCATTTGCTTATTTTACACAAATAACTTGGTATGCATTTCTTCGCCGCATTGCAAAAGAAAAGAAACAGCAAGACATTAAGTTTAAATATTTATCAAAAGCTGATATATCTGTTTTTCTCGATAATAATCTAGGTGATGATATGTCTCAACAAGTAGTAGGTGCATTTGTTGATACACTTCGTGATCGTATTGAAAAAGTAAGAAACGTTGACACCGAAGTGAAAGAATTTGTAAAAGAAGAAAAGAAAAAACGTAAAGCACGTGCAGCTGATTCTGATCTATCGGATTTCTTAAAATGAAAGTAGCAGTATTAAATGACACGCATTGCGGTATACGTAACTCTTCCGAAATCTTTCTCAACAACTCGGCAAAGTTTTACAAAGAAGTCTTTTTTCCTTACTGTCAAGAACATGGGATTGAGCAAGTCTTACACTTGGGCGACTATTATGACCACCGGAAATTTGTAAACTTTAAAGCGCTTAATCATAATCGTAAGTATTTCTTAGATCCTCTTCGTAAACTCGGTATGAAGATGGATATTATACCAGGAAATCATGACACATATTATAAGAATACGAATGATCTTAATTCGTTAAAAGAATGTCTCGGCCATTATATGAATGAAATCCATATTGTTATGGAACCGTCTGTAATGGAATATGGTTCTCTTCGAATCGCACTTCTCCCTTGGATCAATTCTGAGAACTATGAGACATCAATGAAGTTCATTCAAGAGTGCAAAGCTGACTGGCTCGGTGCGCACCTTGAATTGAACGGATTTGAAATGATGCGTGGAATTAAGAATACACATGGTATGTCACCAGATATATTTAAACGTTTTGAATTAGTATTGACCGGTCATTTTCATTGTTCTTCTCGCAGAGATAATATTTGGTATCTTGGCAGTCAAACTGAATTCTTCTGGTCAGATGCTCATGACCCCAAGTATTTCCATGTAATTGATACAGAAACTCGTGATGTAGAAAAAATAAGAAATCCTCACACTTTATTCGAAAAAATTGTGTACAATGACGAGAAAATAGATTATAATAACTATAATGTCGAAAATTTAGATGGCAAGCTTGTTAAGGTTGTCGTTGTAAATAAAGCAGACATGTTTACATTTGACAGGTTCATTGATCGTATTCAATCTCAGAATATCGTTGAACTAAAAATTGCTGAGAACTTTCAAGAGTTTCTTGGCGAAAATATTGAAGATGAGAAGATTAATTTTGATGACACTCAAGAGATCGTTGATTCTTATATCGATGCTGTTGATACAGATCTTGACAAGGACAAAATTAAGATTCAAGTACGTGAACTTATGACGGAAGCACAGGCTCTGGATTTTGCATGATTAAATTTCAAACTCTCCGATACAAGAACTTCTTGTCATCGGGAAACACTTTTACTGAAATCAATTTGAATAAAGACAAGACTACTCTTGTTGTAGGTCAAAATGGTGCAGGTAAATCTACTATGCTCGATGCCATATCATTTGGTCTTTTTGGTAAGGCACATCGTAATATTAATAAAGCACAACTTGTAAACTCAATTAATAATAAAGGAAGTTTAGTTGAGGTAGAATTCAATATTGGTACAGCTCGATATAAAGTATGTCGTGGTATCAAACCAAATGTATTTGAGATCTGGAAGAATGGTGATATGATTAATCAATCATCTCATTCAAAAGAATATCAAAAGATACTCGAACAAAATATATTGAAGTTAAACCATAAGTCTTTCCATCAGGTAGTTGTATTAGGTAGCTCCTCATTTATCCCCTTTATGCAACTACCTGGCGGAGTACGTCGAGAAGTCATTGAAGATCTTCTTGACATTAATGTATTTTCAAAGATGAACATAATCCTAAAGGAACGAAATGCGCAGTTAAAAGATAATCTCAAACAGATAGACTATAACATAGATATCGTAAAAACTAAAATTGAATCTCAAAAGAAGTACATTCGCGATATCGCAGCACTAACTGAAGAGAATCGGAAGGATTATGAATCTAGGATACATGCATCGCAGAATAACATCGATGAACTACAGGCTGAGAATAGTGAGCTTGGCCTCGGACTCGATGAATCTATATCAGAAGCCGATGAAAGGTTACGATCTTTACAGAATCGGAAGCAGGACTTACTCCTCAGAAGTCAAGATAGGCAGACGAATATCCGCGACCTCGAGAAGCGGATCACCTTTTTCGACGAGAATGAGTCGTGTCCCGTGTGCGACCAAGCCATTTCAGACGGCCATAAACATGAGATTTTACGGAGTACGAAAGAATCTCAGGATAGGGGGAAGGCAGCGCTTAAGCAAATCGGAGTTGAAGGCCAAGGAGTGGAATCGCAGATTAATGATCAGACTAGCATACTTTCAACGCTTCGGGATCGGGTACATAAAATCACTTCCAATACCCGCGAGATTACGTCCCTCAACTCGACGATATCTGATTACCGAACGCATATAGAAAAAGAGGTTGGCACGGATCTTACTGAAGCTCGTGCCGATCTTACAAAATTTGAAGATGACAGAAGCGATCAACTTGAAAACAAAATGAAAATATCTGAAGAGTTTAATTATAATTTTGTCATCGTAGAAATGTTAAAAGACACAGGAATTAAGACAAAGATTATCAAGCAGTATTTGCCTGTTATGAATAAACTAGTCAATCAGTATTTACAAATACTTGACTTCTTTGTTCACTTTCATCTTGACGAATCATTTCAAGAAGTAATTCGTTCTCGTCATAGAGATGAATTTACTTATGATTCATTTAGTGAAGGTGAAAAACAGAGAATTGATTTGGCTCTTCTCTTTACTTGGAGACAGGTAGCAAAGATGAAGAACTCTGTGTCAACTAATCTTCTCTTACTCGACGAAACTTTTGATTCAAGTCTAGACCATGATGGCGTAGAAAATCTACTTAAGATTCTTTACACTCTTGGTGATGATACAAATGTATTTGTCATTTCTCATAAAGGTGAAATCCTTGATGGTAAGTTCAATAATAAAATTGAATTCGTAAAAGAAAAAAACTTTAGCAAGATGAAAAATAACAGTGTACAAGCTAATGAACTTGTGTTATAATATACTTATCTTTTGGAGGATATATAATGGAACTAAATGAAAATACCTTAAATGTCTTGAAAAATTTTTCGGGTATCAATCCGAATGTTTTGATTCGAGAAGGTAATACTGTAAAGACAATTTCAGAAGCGCGCAACGTTGTTGCAACTGCTGTTGTTGAACAAGAATTTCCTCAAGACTTTGGCATCTATGATCTTTCTGAGTTCATTGGTGTTCTTGGTCTTGTTGATATTCCTCGGTTAAAATTTGCCGAAGAATATGTTACGATTGGTGATTCCACCGGTCGGACAAAAGTTAAGTACTTCTTCTCACCAGAAGAAACCTTAACCACCCCTCAGAAAGACATCATCATGCCTGAAAGCGAGGTGAAGTTTACACTGACTAATGATACACTTAGTAAAATCAAGAGAGCTGCATCCGCTCTTGGTCATGACGAAGTGTCTATCACTGGCAAAGATGGTGTAATTAGTCTTTCTGTTGTAGATAGCCAGAACTCAACATCGAATGCCTTTTCGATCGATATCGATGGCGAGTATCCTGATGGAGTAGAATTTACTTTTATGCTTGGCATCTCAAATCTAAAAATCATAACAGGTGATTATGATGTAGAGATCTCAAGTAAACGTATTTCTCGATTCACACACAAAGAACTAAATGTTCAATATTGGATTGCATTAGAAAAAACATCTTCGTACGGAGTTTAAGATGAGTGATAAAGAACCAGATCAGTATGATCATCTGTTGACGTTGTCAAATCAAGTGTCACGTTCAACAGTCGCAGTTATTGATGCCATGACACAACGTGGTGCAGTAAAAGGCGAAGAAATGTCAACAATTGGTAAATTGCGTGATGAC